TAGCCCCTCTAAAACGTCGATCCTTTTCCAAGATGGTCATGGTTGCAATACCGTCAACATCCGTTCCTTACCATGAACAGATTATCGACAGTGTCGCTAGTTGTGTCCGTGAGTCTTTCTTGCATGGAGAAGAAGTGTTTTTGCAAATCCGTAATGACTTACAGCAGGCTGTTATAAGCGCAGGGTACTTACCCTATGCTAAGGAAGGTACTTTTCCCTCCTATGAAACACTGCTGCAGGCTTACGTCGAGAAGAGCAAAGATCGCGATTTCTTTCGTGCTAGTTTGGAACCTGGTCGATACAAAATTAATGTCTGCGTACTGGATAACGTAGAGCAGCCTAACACGCTTGCAAACCAAAATGTCCAGACACAAGATAGTTACTGCCCACCCCTTGAGCAACAAGGTGGGAGAATGGATCTTGTGTCATCAGAACTGGAGCGTCCCTCCAATGTGTTTTTTAGCACAGAGTTTAGTTCTGACTCTATCCGCTCACAACCGTGTGTGGTAGTAGGCCCACACCACACACGTTTAAATAACCGGTCTAACAAATCCTTTCAATTTCAGTCAGGCTCAGAGCCTGTCGAGCGTGAGATCGCCGAAACAACTCAATTCCAGTCCGAAGCGGCAGATAACCATGATGGCTTTTCAGCTAATCCTTCGGTGTCTTCTGCTATGGATAGGGTCGCGCTTGGGAATTTTCTCACTCGGCCCGTCCAAATTTCTTATACTCTTTGGACTCCTGCTAACAATGTGGGCAATCTTATTGATATACGGCCATGGAATCTTTTCCTGAACAATGCGTATATGGCTAAAAAATTAGCCAATTATTCTTTTATTCGAGGCAACTTGAAGGTTAAGATATTGGTTAACGCTACGCCATTTGTTTATGGGTCTGCTCTAGTCTCGTACTGGCCACTTTGTGGCTTAAACAGAGACAGAACTACCCCTAGCACTAACGCTCATTCAGCGGTTACAAGATCCCAGAGGCCCTCCATATGGATAGACCCCAGCAGTTCCAAGGGCGGTGTTCTTACCCTGCCGTTCTTTTACCCACGTGACTGGCTCGAACTCAATGAATCTGCCGCCACTAGAGCAATGGGGGCACTTAGTATCGATGTGGTCAACGCACTTCAGTCTGCGACTACTAGTGCTAACATTGATTGTTCCATCCAAGTTTACGCATGGATGGAGGACGTTGAACTCACTGGACCGACAGTTGGTTTGTTCCAGCAGTCAGGACACGATGAATTTAAGGGACCCATATCTGCTCCGGCAAGCGCCGTGGCAGCTGCATCACGCGAACTCAAGACCATGCCGGTCATTGGGAAGTTTGCGACAGCAGCAGAGATAGGAGCTACGGCTGTTGCTAAGGTTTCTTCACTCTTTGGTTTTTCCAACAAGGTTGACCTGGAGGGGGCAACTAAAGTTCAGCCTAATCCTTTCCCTGATCTGGCAACCGTAGGTACTTCGTATCCCACAGCTCGTTTAGTACTTGACCCCAAAAATGGTTTGGGTGCGGATGGGTCGTCTCTGGGTCTTCCTCGAGAGGACCACATGAACATTTCTCATATTGTCACCCGAGAGTCTTATGCCACTCAATTCTCGTGGAACCCAAGTCAGGTTACAGACACTTTGCTATTCTGTGGTAAAGTGACACCTAAGATTTTCGCACTGGAGAACATGGGCATTAACCCTGTCTCGTTGATACCTTGGAACAAGATTCACATGGTTCCCATGTGTATGGTTTCTAAACTCTTCCGATATTGGAGAGGGTCTATTATCGTCAAGTTCAGGTTTGTTGCCACGCCATACCACAAGGGTAGATTGATCATTTCGTATGATCCGACCGGCACGACGACTTCAAATCTTGCCAATACTGCAGACACCACTGCGGTAGTTCAAACCTACATTGTGGACATGTCCACACTTGGTGACGACAGAGAATTTGAGATTTGCATTCCCTACAGTCAGTCTGCTCCATGGTCAATGATTTATCCGAAGCACGATTCCGAGTGGACTAACATTCTCACACCTACATACGAGCACTATGCTGACGAGGATAATGGCGTCATTTCCGTTCGAGTTCAAACGGAACTGTCATCTCCAAGTGGCTCAGGCACTGTACCTATTCAGGTATTCGTACGAGGAGGACCAGACCTAGAGTTTGGGAGTCCCGGTATCGACAACTCTGAATCAGTTACCGCCATGGAGCCCCAATCCGGGCATGAAGACATTGCTACTGTTAGAGCGCCAGACGATGCCTATCTCCTCAACATGGGAGAAAAGGTTTCCGACTTACGGTCTGTTATCCAACGCAGAAGTCGTCTGTTGAACATGAAGGTGTCCATGACTGTCACCAATAATTACGAGATCACCAATATGTCGTTTGCTCGTACACCACTCACACCTGGGTGGGTTTCCAATGGTCTACATGTCATTCAGAAAGTTGGTGGAGTAGGGAATGTGACTGGTAACTGCGTTGAATGGACTGCTCTGTCCTGGTTGTGGCCCCACTTTGTGGGGCACAGAGGTAGTATTGACTACGTCATGAATGGAGATTTTTCTTCGCCATGTGGTCACTTTTCCGCATCGAGGACGACCAAGGACACAAACCTGGGTAAGACGGCTGTAGGTCTTGCGGGTACATCTACTGACGCTGCGCTAAATAACTGGGTGATTAATAACACACCATCTACCACAGGTGGTGTTTCGCTTACTAGCACCTCAGTGCTTCCATCACTCTCAGTGTCATTCCCTATGTACCACTTCAACAAGTTTTTCCCCAATGAAGTTTCATTGGCCAATAATCCCGCTATTGATACTGTGGATTGGCCAATTGCTCCAGCAGGAGACAACTTTACACAGGTGCATTTGGAGAAAAATAATGATGTTTTGACCAATACCATTATCTCCAATTCGCCTGATACGACCATTGGCCGGGTTGAGTATTACCTCAGTGCAGGTCTAGATTTCCAATTTTTATGGTTTATTGGATGTCAACCAGTGTGGAATCATGGTCCCTTTACCGTGATTTAAAACCAATGGCAGAATAGCTGCCTGGTGGGAGAATAGCTCCCACGGCCCTGTGTGCACGATGCACAGGCCCCTATATACAATATTGGG